AACAGCCTTTCGACAACGTTATCTCGCAGCACGAACAACGGCTCTTTGATTTCTCTGGCTTGACCGGAAGCATACCGTTGAACAAACACGGCATGACGAACGGTGGCATCAAGCAAGAAGTCACTCATCAGATTGGGTCGTCTGCTTCTGCCTCGGCTTCAATCATTTCATCATCACGGTCTTGCTCAATGATGTTGAACTTCCTCAATCTATTACGCATATCCTCCATCGCTATAACGCCACGATCCAGCAATTGAATGTCGGCAATGATTTCTTGCGGATCAATTTCAATATCGTGGAACTTCCTGTTCAGCTCAAACGTTACATCACCAACGCCGCCCATAAACTCTAACGCCCATCCAAGTGACCGTTCAATGGCTTCTTCTACGTTTCCAATAATGGCCCCCAGCTTTGAATTCTGACCTGCAAACTTAATCTTCGCACCTGTCGCTGTCTCATTGCCGGATTGGTCAGTGATTATCCTTGCGCCGATCTGGATCATTTGTTGTTCTTTGTGCTTCATTCCTTCGATTGGCATTTGGTTCGATTGTGCCTGAATAAGCCCGGCTGATGCGCCTTCTGGCAATAGAATTGCGGCCCTTGATCCAAGCGTTATCTTTCCATCAAGCACCGCATCAACCCACCCCTGTGTCAAACCAGTGACGTATGGCGTAGGTTGTCCAACCATATAGCTGGATTCCTCATAGTCTGCACTGTTTCTATAATGGGCAATGTTGACTTCTGCGATGTCATAAAGCGTTGCTTTGTCTACAGCTTCATCATTGTCTTCTGTGCCGATAAACGTGAATGGAATTTCGTTCCACAATGCCCCGTTAGACTTTCTAGGGAAGATCAGCGTTTCGCCGGAATCTGTTTCGATGACCTTATCATTTTCGTCATATAATGATTGAGAATAAATGCCATTAGTCAATCGCAGAACCCTGTGATAGATAACTGATTCGTAAGAGAACCCGTCTTCTGATAACTTTTGCGTTGGTTCAGCAAGCACCACCAGAGACAGCTTTTTAACACCGCCAACTTTAATGGTTCGCCAGTTGATAATACTCTCGGCTGTATAGCGCAACAGATTGGCCCGCAGCTCTAATGCCGAAACCTCGCTTTGAGTCAGCCCAATATCGGCCATTGGGTAATCAGTTAAGATGCCTGACCGACCAACTTCCAAGCAGTCGCACAATGCGCCCTTCGATAATTGGTTGAGCGTAATGGCGCCACCATCTGTTGACCCATTCAAATATTCGATAGTGGGCGGCAAGATGACTGTTGGATCGATTCGATAAACAAGACCAACCATTCCTTCCTTTGTCTGCCCGGTGACGTTCACATAATTGGCTCGCAATTTGTAATCCGCATATCTTTGGCGATTCTCAATACTTTGGTCTTCAGGGTTTGGCATTGGCAGATAACGAACTCCGGCCATATTCCCGCCAGATTGATTGTTTTCGCTCATAGATTGGCGAGTCTTGATTGCTGTAGACCCTGCAACAGCGTCGCGCGACATTTCCCACTGTGGAAGCGCGGCTTGATAGTCTGGATGGTTGTCTGACACTGGCATGATTATCTACCTTGCATATTTAACTTGTAAGTTTATCGGCGGTCTAACCACCGGCATTTCATAGGCTATCGGATAGCCTGAAGCATCGTTTTGGTGGTCTTTGCCGCCCTTTTTGTCTGGCTCACCGTTTGATCCATAAACCTGTTGTTCAAAGTTACCGGCGGTTGTCGGGCATTTTTTATCGTTGATAAATAAAACGCCACGATGAAAGGCCGAGTTTACCGCAAGCACTCTATCTTTCACAAATGGATTGGAACTGTGCGCCCTGACCATAAACACGCCTTCAAGCAATGCGATGTCTGACGATGATGCGCCAACTGACTTTCTATTTCTACCACTGGCATCAGGATAGACAGTGATTGGGTGGCCGGGATAACGTTCTTTTAGAAGCGTAATCATTTCTGGGGTATCGTAACCGTTCGTTATTTCATCAACCGAGTGCCACGTTTTCCCACCATCACGTTGAACATATATCGTCGCAGCCATCTTTGTGACGTTGAAATCCATTCCAACGAATAGCGGCTCTCCATCCTTGACCACTTCTATTGATCGATGGGCCTCACGGTTGTAGTTTTGATAAACCGTCCCACTGGTTAGATTGACGAACTGGCCATTGAGATAAGCCTCGATCAACTGAGGCGGGTAATCTTCTCTTAGTGATTCAATATAGTCGTCTGGGAGGTTCTTCTCATTGTCATAGGTGCTGGCTTGGATCAACCCGTAGTTATCACCCCCACGCTTAACAAAACGATCATGGGTGAATTTGAAGCCTTCTGGGGTGGTGGTTACATCAATGCCATTTCTCAGCCCATCAACCTTATACCGCATCCGAGCCAATATTTTGCGCCATGATTGCGTGGCTTTCTCTTGGGTTAGAATGTCTATTTCATCAACCAGAGCATGACCTGACTTATAGCCAACGATATTCTCTGGATTGTCCATCGTTCTGCAATGGATAACCCCATAGTGTTTCCTGCCATAACTGATATGGACTTCGTGGTCACCTACCTTTACGCGGGTATCAAATCCCATGCTGTAGGCCACTTCCTCAATGGTCTGGTAGAACACGCCCTTGACGATCTTATAGGTTGGTGCGTAATAGGCTGCATCAACATTGGGAAACTGAGCGAAGTGATTGATTAACCCTAAGGACCCGACCCAAGTTTTCCCACTCCCATATCCAGCCACATAAGCCCTGAACTTATTAGGCATCTGCAAGAATTGGGCTTGAGGAATGTTAAGCGTCGGCATCTTTCCTCGCACTCTCTACATTGAAGTGGATGGCTATTGGTTGGGCTTTGTTTCCTTCAGGCTCAATACCGTCTTTCTGCCCCAACCATTGCTTGCCTAACCAGATAAGCATAGTGGGGTTTCCCTCATTCACAGCCTTTGAATATTGCTTTCTTCTCAGTGATATTTTGCCGCTTGATGCCTTTTGTTGGTAATAGTCCGAAAAACCGCCATTCCCGTCTTGCTTTAGCCTGTTGTTTAACGTGTCATAATCCATATTCAAGAAGGCCGCGCACTCTTCCCCAGTACACTGAATTGCACATAATTTATCCAGAGCGTCATAGTCAATCTTTTTCGGATATGGCCCGTTGTGCCTTCCTGCTTTATCCATTCCTGTTTAAACCTTTGCTTATCTGAGAACCGCCGGCTTTCTCTTCTTCCCATAGGCTGTAATAAGTTAATTGAGCCATCGGTCTGTTGTTGTATTTAGCCAGCCACATCATAAAAAAGTAATACCTTGAGACGTGGGCATTCATTAGGAAGTTTCTATCTGATTGTGCCGTGATTCTTGCCATTGAAGCCAATGGGATTCTTTATAGAGTTCTGGGTATCTGATTTTCATATATTCCCAAACTCTAAGCCCCGGTTCAATATCATTGTATTGCCTGCACAAAAAATCCAAAGAAACTTCCATCAGGTCATAGTTTCCGTCAAAGACTTCATGCTTATATATAACTCCTCTCCAATGCCCATTTGCTTGCGGCCCTATATAATCTTCATCGTGTAGATAACATGACCCTGCAACTAGGCCGCGGATAGTTCTTCCGTTGTTGAGATACTTCTGTCCTGAGTCATAGCCTTGCTGGTGGCCCATTGAGAAGCTGAAGCCGATATTGTTTAGGCGCGTTTTGATGTTCTGCCCACCATAGGGGCGACCCGTCATTGGGTTGTAAAAATAATGTGAATAGGCAATGCCGTCAGCGTGAGCAATATCAAGGAATGGACAAACCTTCCAACCAAACTTTTCATAGTGAAGCTCTTGCAGATTAAGGAAGCCATCCAAAGCAGCATCATTTTCGGCCGCCCTGCTTATCCTATGTTCGTGGTTGCCAAGTGTGAAAATAAGTTCAGGCTTATATTGCTTTTCCTTGTTCCTGATCTTTCTGGCGTTGTAATCCTTCAACGGCTTCATCAGCTTAATCATAGCTGTATAGGTTGCGTCTAAATCTTCTCGTATTCTTCGCCCTTCAGCAGACCGCTTTCCTTTGTCATAACTGGATAGGGATGCCATATCAGCAAAGTCGCCAATGTTGATAACCACATCGGGCTTCTTATCCACAATGTATTTTCCGATCCAGTCAAGGTGATCGATTGGAACGCCGGGCTTAACCTGACAGTCTGGAATGAGCAGATGTTCTCTCATACAATACCCCTTTGTTTCTTATTCAGAGGCATTATTAACCTATATATTCAAAACTAAAGACTTTTATCTTTTGCCTGAACCCTGTTTTTCTGTCCATATTCCCGCCGGCAGTGATTGTTTTTATCTGACGCTCCGCTTTTTTTAACTTCCACAACTTAGTATTTTGCGTCAACGACTTAAAAACTGGTGTAGATGAAAATTTACCCATTACCTTAAATCCACGTTCTTTCATCATTCGACTTGTTTCGTTTATCATCAACACGCCCAACCCCAAACCAACATAATCAGGATGAACCACGGTTCGGTTAAAGTGCATTTGTTTTGGACGATGTTTGTCTTTCCACGGCACATAGTTTGAGAAGCATTGAAATCCTATTTGGTCGTCCCCGTGAAACAACCCATAATATTCATTATGACCACCGGGCAATTTATCACTCAAATAATGATACTTGCTAAACATTCGCCACGACTTTCTATCGGCTGATCTGATTTCAAACTCAAGTTTTTCTTTTCTCTCGTAATTTTGTCGAAGTAACCTCCGATCTGTATATGATTCTTTATTGCAATCAATAATCCAATCAGGGTTTAACCATTCAATGACATCATAATGACAAGACAATAAGACTATTTTTCGGTTTTTCGTCCGTGCCGATTTTTGCAGACAATGACTCATTGCTTTGGCTACGGTTCTATCTACCACGCTTGTCCATTCGTCAATTATGGAGTTTTCACCATTAGCCAATATCAACGCAGCTTCTGCTCTGGCTTTTTGCCCATTGGATAAAGTGAACACTGGTCGAATCCAACAAGGAACCGAAGTAAGCCCTATACCATTGAGAATTCTCACACAGTCTTCGTATTTAAAGTCTGACGGGAATTGCTCGATGATTGGTTTAGTCGGGTCGATTTCAAATCCGAAACAATCATCACCATATATTTGTTTGGCAAGTGTAGTTTTTCCAGACCCTGATGCGCCGATGATCAACCCAACATTAAAATCGGAGTCAATGTCAGCGTCTACGTTGAGGGTGTGGACAGATTTCTTTTCGGTGTCAATATCAAGGCTGTCAGCGGCTTTTTGACAACGAAACGACTTAGACACTGGTGACTTTAGAACAACATTATAGTTTTTCATTTAATCAATCCATTATTTTCATGGTTAACTGTCTGTCTTGAAACTCCTCATAAAGTTCCGCTTGTTGTTCTTCGTTGTCGCACATCACAACAATGAGATATTCATCGTCTATAACTGGAGAAGTCGTTGTCTTTGATTCGTCCAAATCAAGTAGTTCTGATAAAAATTTATCATCAAAACCCAGCAACCCGACATCAAAGTCCAATTCTTGCAACGTTTCAACTTCCAGTTTTAACAGATCGAAATCCCACCCGGCATTAAGAGCCAACTGGTTATCAGCAATGATGTAGGCTTTCTTCTGTGTAGCTGTCAGGCCGACTAACTCAATACATGGGGCTTCTTCAAGGCCCAGCTTCTTTGCGGCCATAACGCGCCCATGACCGGCTATGATGCCGCCATCTTCATCGACTAAAATTGGATTGGTGAAACCGAACTCTTTGATCGAGGCGGCCACTTGATTGATTTGGTCTTCTGAGTGGGTGCGTGAATTGTTGACATATGGAATTAAATCTGAAACTTTGAGTTTCTTGTATTCATGCTCAACCATATTATCCCACAAGGATAAATCGTTATCTCACAGAGACAACAGGAAGTTTAATCTTCGCAGCCCTCACACAATTGAGGCATTTTCACAGAAAGAGCCTCATAAGTGTCTGGTTGCATTTCTTCAAAGACTATTTCATCAACTTCTTTATCTAAGTCTAACAGTCTTGCCATCGCCAGTGAACTCAACTGAGACTCGCAAATGATCGCCACCTCATACAAGGCATCATCCAAACTGTGTTTAACGATCTTTTGGATTAAGTCTGAAAGGTTCATTTCTTAGCCTGTCGCAACAAGTGCGCCCCAAAGTAGAAAGCACCAACCCCGCCAACGATCCATAACATACTGTTGGACAGGTCAAATATTGCTTTTGCCTGAGGTTGTTTGTCTAACAGATATAGCACTGCGGCAACATCGAGGAATAACAACCAGTGAACCATTACCAATATTGCGATGATTCTGCGGGTGACACTTTTAATGCTGGATTCTTCTCTGGATAGCTCCATGAATTTAAACCATAGAGCTGACCGCTTTGCAGTATCTGCGGCCTTTTCTTCGTCAGTATAAAATACAGCGTCGATTCCATTGATAACTGCATCAGTTACCTTATCGACCTGTTTGCCACCACCTGTAAACCACGAAACAAAGCTCATT